CAGATGCACAATGGAGGAGACAAAGGACTTTTGTAATATTATGATAACAAGTAAAAAAGGCGACCTATATAAAAAATTCCCATCTTTGAGCGAACTATATCAAAAACTTTATGGAACCAAGCCAAACAATTTACACAATTCGCTTCATGATGTGCTTATTACGCTGATTAGTTTTGTAAAATTTGAATATAGAGAAGATGCTATGAATAAATGTGCTGAAATCGGAATGATGATGAATCGTCTACAGATAGTATAAAGTAGTTAATGTAAAAAAAATAATAATAAAAAAATAAAAACTGTATAAATTTAAAAAAATTAGATTTTTTATTACTATAAAAAACCTAATACACAAATAAACAAACAACCCTGTAAGACAAATTTTTAAGCAGAACACATCTCACAAATTTCATCAATTTCTCCATTCCCCTCATTTTTTTTCTGTTCAGGTTCAATGGTAAACTGTTGTGCTTGATGCTTTGCCTTTCTTCGCAAATAATAAATACCCGTTTTCAGTCCCTTATTCCATGAATAAAAGTGCATCGACGTCAATGTATTGTAATTTGGATTTTCAACCCACAAATTTAAACTCTGACTTTGGCAAATAAACGCACCACGATCCGCCGACATATCAATCAAATGTTTCATAGGAATCTCCCACACAATCTTATATTTGTTACGAATATGCTCTGATAACATGGATAGCTGCTGAATACTTCCCAAATTCGCAATAATATTATTCTTTATTTTTTCATTCCAAACACCCAGGTCAATCAATTCGCGCATCAGATATTTATTAACTACAACGAATTCACCCGCCAATGTACGGCGACTATACAAATTGCTCGTAAACGGCTCAAAACACTCATTAAAGCCTAATATTTGTGATGTACTTGCGGTAGGCATTGGCGCAATCAAAAGAGAATTGCGTAGCCCATGATGGATAATAGACTGCTTCAGCTTTGCCCAATCATACCGACTACTCGGCTCTATAGACCACATATCGAACTGAAGTGTTCCTTTGGCTGCTGGTGAATTTTCAAAAGAACTATATGCGCCTAATAAAGAAAAGTCGTTTTTTTCATTCACTTTACCCCATAAATAGTTGAAATCATACGGATTTTCTAGTCTATTAAAATACTTGTTATTTAAGTAAACTCCTATAGTGCCAAACTCCTCACGTAATTCTTTAAGATAATTCTCTCTCGCTATAGCAATTTCATTACTCTTTTCTAAAGAGGCATGATACATAGTTTCAAAGATGAGTTTATTAATTTCTTTAGCTTCTTCAGAATGAAATGGTAAATCCATTAAAATAAACACATCCGCTAATCCTTGTATGCCAATACCAATAGGTCTATGTTTAAAATTACTGGTTTTTGTCTTTTCAGTGGGATAGAAATTCACATCTATTATATTATTCAAATTATTGGTGACGACTTTTGTTACTTCGTGTAGTTTGTCGTAGTCGAACTGCTTGTTTTTAACAAAAGTCGGTAAAGCGATAGATGCCAAATTACAAACGGCGGTTTCCTTATCATCCGAATATTCGATGATTTCCGTGCATAAATTCGAGCTTTTAATAGTGCCTAAATTTTGCTGATTGGACTTTTTATTTGCGGCATCTTTGTATAGTAAATAAGGTGTACCCGTTTCCATCTGCGAGTCCAATATTTTGAACCAAAGTTCGCGAGCACTAATGACTTTTTTAGCCTTGCAAAAGGTCTCATATTTTTCATACAATTCATTAAATTGTTCGCCATAAACATCGGCCAATCCAGGACATTCATTAGGACAAAATAAAGACCAACTACCATTATTTTTAACTCGCGACATGAAAAGGTCGGGAACCCACAAAGCATAAAAAAGGTCACGCCCTTTCATCTCTTCATCGCCATGATTTTTCTTCATCTCTAAGAAATCCTCGACATCGGGGTGCCATGGCTCCAAATAAATCGCAAAAGACCCGTTTCTTTTGTTACCTCCTTGGTCACAATATCTAGCAGTACTATTAAATACTTTAAGCATTGGTACTAATCCGTTTGAGGTTCCATTTGTGCCCTGAATGAAGGACCCCTTTGCTCTAATATTGTGGACATGCAGCCCAATTCCTCCCGCCCATTTAGAAATTTGAGCACAATCTTTTAACGTATTATAGATACCTTCGATACTATCATTTTCCATAGAAATAAGATAACAGCTTGATAATTGAGGCTTGGGGGTTCCGGCATTGAAAAGCGTTGGAGTAGCATGTGTGAAATATTTTTGTGACATTAAATCATACGTTTCTTTTACAAGGGCTAACCTATCTCTATCATCAAATCTATCCACCTCCGCGTGATGAACGCCAATCGCAACACGCATCCACATATGCTGGATTCGCTCTACAATAACATTATTGAGTTTAAAAAGATAAGCTCGTTCTAATGTTTTAAACCCGAAATAATCAATTAAATAATCTCTATCATGAACAATCATTTGGTCAATTGCTTGCGAATTCGCTTTAACAAAATTGAAGAAAGATTCAGACACGAGTGGTTTACTTTCGCCATGGATATTTATAAAATCATATAATTTTTGGACTACGGCAGAAAACGTAGGCTCTGTGTTTTTTTGATGATTGGATACGATAATTCTGGATGCTAGGGTTCCATAATCGATATGAAGAGTAGACATCGAAGCACATTGCTCTGCTGCGAGTTCATCGATTTTCGTGGTTTCGATTCCGTCGAATAATTGGTCGATTACTTTCATTACCAAATTAGAATAATTGATTTGAATGCCAACTTCTTGACCTAATTTTTTGATACGATCTAGAATTTTATCGAAAGCAATATCTTGTATAATACCATTACGCTTTTTGACACGCATTTCATTTGAATTTTCCATTGATAGTAGTATTAATACAGATGTGTTTAACTTGTTTTATAATTTATTTTATAGTAAAATACAAAATACAATATACAAAATAAAAATATAATATATAAAATATATAATGAATAATATTTTATATTTATTTTCCATTTTATTTTTAGTTAGTATTTTTTACTTATTCAATTCATCAACTCAAACGATTGCTAAGGAAAATTTTGAAAATTATACTTTAGCAGAAACAACGACAAATTATGCGAAACCATCAAGCCCTTTAATGCCTGTAAATAGAGTTCCGACTGTTGAAACTAATGTATTACTTCAAGGTGATTATCCGATAACAGGTGTTAATGGTATAAGTAATAATGGCGCAAACGATATATGGAAAAATTATCCGATAGTTGAAGTCGGTTCATATGACCAGGTGACCAATAATATGAAAAATATTGCTAATCCGGACGAAGGTACTTGTATGCCAGCGAGTATGTGCGGCGCTTTATATAAAAATAAAAGCACGGGTTCAAACACTATTACTCCTTTGCCACCGGTCAATAATACATGCGGAACGCGTATAGGTTATTTTACAACTAATCAAAATTTATTACCGTTTACAACAGATAATCAAAATATTTTGTATTAACCATGTAGTATTTTTACGTTTTACACCAATATACTTATTATGCGATGGTGAATATACTAGAAAAAAAATTGAAATTAATTGTAAAATAATATTAAAGGTAGATTTATAAACTAATAGTAATGACCGACATTAATCAACTTGACAACTTAGAGAGAGAAAAAGAAGAAGACAATGCCGAACTTCTGGCTATGCTTGATTTTTCGAAAATGAAAAAGAAGAAGAAGAAGAAGACCGAATTAGCAAAAGAAGACAAACGAAAGGAAACACAAGAGCAAGAGCAAGAGCAAGAGCAAGAAATAGAACCTAAAAAAGAGCAAGAACAAGAACAAAAACAAGAACAAGAATATATAAAAGAACAACCTGTTTTTGAAGGCGACTATGACTACAATAAATTATTGCTTCGCATCGTAAATGAACATAACGCCAAGTTTAAAATTAGCGATACTACCACACGCAAATCAATAGAGACACCAATAGTTATAAGAGAAGGTAAAAAGTGTAAATTTTCAAACTTTATTGGATTTATTAAAAGCATGTTAAATAAAACAAAATTAGATGATTTAAATGAATGGAAACACCATTTAGCACTATTTCTATTTGCGGAACTGAATAGTCTAGGGCAACTGCTCAATGAACAATTAATATTTAAAAAAGTGTTTGCGGCACAAAAAATAGAAAACCTTGTGCGAAAATATATATCTGTGTATGTCAAGTGTGCGAATTGTGGAGGAAGAAATGTTTCCTTGGTGAAATGTAAATCGACAAATAAGTATCATAATAATTGTAATGTGTGCGTAGGTTCGTCTATATGTTTACCGGATATCAAATTACCTCACAATATAAAATAATACACCGACCAAGAAGAGAAATAAGACAACTATATAATAAATAATATAAATATAAATTTAAGTATATTATTTATAATGACAAATTTTACAATAATAATTGATGAATAAGGTGTAACCTAATTTGAACTATTACACATTCAAATGTGTATTACAAATTGACGCTTACCACTTCGTTTTTTTTACACTGATTTTAGGTCCGCGTTTTTTTCCAGAACTCGGGTCATACATTTCTTCTTCATCTTCATCTTTTAGCCCCTTGGATAATTCCCAGAACTCTTTAGACCCTAATTTGAAGTCATTATGATTATCTGCTTTATACCAGAACACCTGGTCTTGTAATTTGTTGGATTTTGAATTGTTATTGATAACCAAGCACTCAAAATTTTCGGTGCATTGGTCCATAACCTGACAAAATGACTCAAAAGTCGGAAACATACCTGCGTAATTTTCATAAATTCTTTTCCTGTTAGCAATATAATTTTCTCTCAGAATAAAAACGTAATCTATATTGGTACGGAGTGTAGGGGGTATTCCGAGTGGATACTGCATAGTTATGACTAACATTATCTTCCAGTGACGCCCATTCATAAATAAAAGCCTCATCATCTTGTCTCGCGTCCAAGCATTATCGTACAAACAATCATCTAAAATAACAAAAGCACGTGGGTCAATAGTAGTACGTTTATACGTTTCCATTTCTTTTTTAATCTGCTTCAATACGGTACGCTGACGTTTTAAAATATTTTCTATAATAGCCGTATTATACTCATTATGAACGAATAATTTTGGTACCATTTTTTCATAAAATCCGTTACCTTCTTCAGTGCCAGATATCACGGTGCCGATAGGAATATCTTGATGATAAAAAAGTAAGTCTCGAACCAAGAAAGATTTACCGGTATCACGCTTACCGATTAACACAACCACAGGACCCTTATTTTCAGTAGGTTTAAAACTAATGTTTTTCATGTCAAATTTTTTTAATTCTAAAGTCATTATTATACTATATCAAAAAAAAATATAACGTAATATTCTACGAATAATACTTTGAATAAAATATAAAATATAAAATATAAAATATACTTTATCAATTTATGCTTTAGTTATTGACATTCTATTCATTAAAGTTGTAAAAATCTGCTCAAAAAACGGGCAATATACCATCACACCTTTAATATACTGTTTATGCTGAGGATGAACGCCAAAAAGGGCACAATCTATTGAGGTAATGCGCATACGATTAATCGAATCATAAAAAATGTCGTGACATATGACGTGATACGGTTTAGGTCTTTGCCTATGTGGCAATGATTCTTTATATTTTTGATATTTATATTGGAGTAATGCTAAGATTGGTTTTTGAAATTTGATTAAATAATCGCCATAAGTACCACTCTGCAAATTAAGTAAATAAACCTTAATATAAACATAAATTTTTTCATCAAACGCATAGTCGAGTTTCAAATAAAATAATAAAACGCGCAAATCCGACTCGGATTCAAAATCAAACGTAAATGTTGTAAAACTTAAATACTTGCCAACATAAAAATCGATGTCAGGGAATTTAACATGTTTTAGCAATGCCTGCTCTCCAGCATTTTCTAATTTAGTTGTTGATGGTTTAGTATCTATATCTAATAGTGCTAAAAATCTACCCTTAGCCAATTGATAACTCAATTTTGTAACATATTGATTGAATTTATCATCTTCATAAGGATATTTAGATGATTTTATAGAAATACTACTTATTGAAGTTTTTGATTGTATTACCCATTGCACTAAAAACCCAATTTTCATTGCTATGTCGCTTATAGCGTTATATTCGTATTCGCCGGTTGTAAGTAATAAAAAGTCTATATCATCACTAGTGTAATTTGGGTCATGACTCGCATACGCAAAGTCTTTCAATGCGGTTTGTATTGATTTGCCGCCTTTAAGTACAAGGTTACAATGAAAATGACGAGCTTCAAATTGGTTTGATATTATTCCCATAATTATAAAAGTAGCACAGCTAACAACATTAATATGTTGCAATTGTTCAGGCGTTAAATACAATACATCGTAAGCATTTCTTACTTCGGTTGAAGTTTTTAGAGAGAAGTGTGGTAGATATCTTTTAATTTTATCGCAAATAGATATTTTTCCTGGTGTTAAACTATCATTAATCCATTCAGCAATAGTATCTCTTATTTTATGTAAGTGGTCTTCATCAAATATAGTATACCAAAAATCTTCTATTGGTTTTGGCATGGTTGTTTTAGGCGCATGAACAATAGAAGCGTCTTCTGGTAAAAGGTTTATTTCTTCATCCCGACCACTTCCACCTGTTTTACTTCTTCTTGTGGTTTTTGTTTTACTTCTTCTTATGGGTTTAGTTTTTTTATTGTGTTTTAATTTATAAGTGCAACTCATATTATATATTATATATTATATATTATATATTATATATTATATAATATATTATTTACTAAATAAGTTAAAAATGCTTATTATATAATATTTTAAGAAACAAAAAATGCTTGAATTAAATTACCAAAAAAGAAAAAA